TAAGAAGTGAAAACCGATTCCGCTAATTTTATGCGTTCTTGTTTCTTTATTTCTTGTGCTTTTTTCTTGTTTTGTTCAATAGTTAATTTTTCATTTTGTGCAAGTGATTTCTCAGCAGTAATATTTCCATTAACTGCTAATTGTTCTAAAAAGTTTTTCTGTATTGTCAAAGCATCCAGTTCTTTTTCTGCTTGTGCTATTTTTTTATCACTTTGTTTTAAAAAATAAGTTGCAGACATTTGAGCAATTTTATTCATTCCTTCAAAAAGTCGCTTAGTATTTTCGAGTTTTTGATCATTTGCGTTTTTCTCAATATCGATATTTTCTTGCGCGGATTCTTTTGCTAAATCATTTATTTTATCTGAGTGAGTCTTTAAAGCATCATAAACACCATCATTTAATTCATTTATTTGATTGTTTTTATCTTGTTCAATTTTTAAAATTTCATCAGCAGTTTTTTCTGCCTCTAATGTTTTTTTAGTTTGTAAATCTGTATTTGATTGTTCAACTAATGCATTCAGTTCTTTTTGTTTTACCAAATAATTAGTTTCAATTTTTGCGGTTGCCTCTGGGGTTATTCCTTCTTGACCTAATAAAGTCTTTTTTTCAAGATCAAGTTCTTTTTGTTTCTCTATTGCAAATGCTCGAAATTCTTTTTGTAATTGGTTGATCTTAAAATTCAAATTTTCTTCCGCTTGTTTCTTCTTCAAATTAGTTTCTTCTTGTAAAAGTTGTTCTAATAAATCTACATTTGCCACACCAGTTTCCTCAGCAAGTGCAATTTGTTTATCATATTCCGCTTTTACTTCGTCAACCTTTAAATCGATTGCTCTATTTTTATAGATATTATCTAATTCATTAAGTAAATCGGCTTGTTCAGATATTGTTTGATTAAATTCTTTAAAGGTTGTATCTAACTCCTTAATTTCTGAATTTTTATCTTTATTTCTATTTTTTTCTTTTTCTCTTTCTTTTCTTAATCTTTCTTCTTCATCCTTTGCAATTTTATCTAATTGTGCTTTTGTTAATGTTTTTGAAGATACTATTTTAGCTTGCGCTTTTATAAAGTCATCTTTGTAAATATCAGCTTCTTGTGATGCACTTGCATAAACTTTAAAATATGCATGCGAAATATCTTTCAAGTCCTTTTCTGAGGTTACTCCAAAATGAGTTAATAATTCATCTAAAACTTTTGATCCAGCAGTAGCATTATTAATGTATTCATTGTAATTATCTACTGCTTGACTATAATCCATATATGCTTTCGCTAATTGACCTTGAGACATTTCAAATTTGATCCGTATTCCTTCCATTTCTGCTTTAGCGGTCATACTTGCAATCAAATCATTATAAGACGTATTAACTTGATCAACAAACTTTTTTTCGTCCTTTAAATTCTCTAAAGTAGTTCCGTATTTACCATTTATTTCAGTAATTAAAGCACTTCTTTGAACAGAACCATTATTTGTCTTTTTTAATGCCTCAAATAATGCCCCAGCCTCTATTGTTTCTTTTTTTAGATTTGTAGCAATATCATTTTGTGCAGTTGCAAGTTCCTCAGCATTGCTTTTTGTAGTTGCATAAATATCATTTAACTCTTTATACTTTAGGATTATATTAGAAATAACAAAAAGAGCAATTCCAGCTAAATTGTTTTTTATTGCAGTTCCTACCTTTTGAATTAAACCACCTAAACCCCTCATAACACCGCCTAAACTTTCAGCACTACGGATTGTTTGAACAAAACTTGAAGCCATTAATTTGTTGACCGCGATTTGTCCTAAAGTAATAATTTTATATTTGATCCAGATTTCAGATAAAGTAACTACTAAATTTAAAATTGTAGCCAAATTTTTTGTTAAGAAATCGATCGCATCTCTAAAACTGTTTGACGCTCCAGTTCCTTCATTCAAATCTAAAAGCCATGCTTCCCACGCACCACGTAAACGATTGATTGATCCTTGTAAAGTATCTCCCATTGTCGTAGCGGTCTTTACAACTGCCCCATCTGCATTTTCAAAAGCGGTTGTCATTCCGTTAACGCTATCCATGTTTTTAGTCAAAACCAAAAGAGAAGTTTGCGCACTCCTTCCGACTTCGTCCATCGCATCGGTTAAGTTTATTCCTTTACTTGCTAATTCTTCAAGTGCTTCTTTTGCTGGTTTACCAGTCATTGCCATATCTGTTAAAATACGTCTCAAAGAAGTACCAGCCTGAGATCCTTGAATACCAGCATTTGACAAAGCACCAAGCATCGCGGTTGTTTGTTCAATAGAAACACCAGCAGAACTTGCAACTGGCGCAACGTATTTCATACTTTCGGCAAAGTTTTCCATTCCAAGTGCCGACATATCAAAGGATTTAGCCATTACATCGACAACACGACCTATTTCATTGGCATTAAGTCCAAAACCTCTTAAAGTTGCCCCAGCGACCTCAGAAGCACGTCCTAAGTCCGAGCCAGTTGCCTTTGCTAATAATAAAACACTTTCGGTTGCTCCTTTGATTTCGTTTTCTGTAAAACCTAAACGAGCCAATTCGATTTGTAATTCTCCTACTTGTGTAGCGGTAAATCCAGAAGTTCGTCCAAGTTCCCTTTGTATTTTTTGCAAGTCCTGAGTTTCGGCGCTTGTTTTTCCAAGTACCGCCGATAATGTCGCGTTTGCTTGTTCAAAACCGATTATTGATTTAGTCGCCCCTTGTACAATTGTACCCAATCCAAAAGCAATTCCAACACTACTTAAAATGCCTTGCAACGATCCAAGTGCGTCCCTATAATTACCTACATTTCGAAAATTATCTCCAACGGTTTTGTCTAATTTTTTAAGTGCTTGATCTCCTTTTTGTGCTTGTCTCGTTACATCGTTAAACTTTCTTTCCAGATTTCCGTATTCTTTTGTATTTTTCTTTCCAGCACGTTCAAGTTCCAACAATTCAGCACCCAATTGTTTGGAAGAATTTTTTAGATCACGTGTATTTTTTTCCAGACGTTTATATGCGTTCGATTCATCGTCAATCGACTTTTGTTTTCTGGCATTTATTTTCTCTTGTTTTTCGTCATCAGTTAACTTTGTCCTTGCCGATTTTATTGCTTGGTCCTGAAGTTTCAATTGTTCTTTTTCTACTCGGATCAGTTCTTGTTGAGCCTTTGCCTTTAATGCGTTTGCTTTTTCAAGTTCTTGCATCACTTTCACTTGCTCTTTGCTTACAGTAGTGGCAGATTTAGTCGCTTTTATGAATTCGTTTAATTCTTTTGTAGTATCAAATTTAGCAGTTTTCATAGACGATTTAATCGTTTTCGCCATTACGACAAATTGATCGTTCATCAACTTTAATTTGCTAATCGAGGCATCAGCTGAATCAATTAAATTCTTGAAAATATCCTTTTCAACTATATCTACTCTTTTAATTTGCTTTGCCATATTCTTCCATTATTAAATAATATTCACTCAATGTTATAATTTTCCAGTCTAATCGGTAACCAATCCACTTTGATAAATAAATCAATGTTTTTTCTATTGAAATATCGACCGCGTCTTTCTGGATCATTTCTCTAAGTTTTTCTTCTTGTATTTCTATTTCAGTCAATTTAAACAATTCTCCAGTAATTATATAATCACATTCAAGAACTGTTTTTTGTTTCATCAAAGTTAATAATTTTTTATAGTGTTTGCTTAACCCTCTTTTCACTATGTAATCGTCATAAAGTTTTTCCCATGCCTCAGATAATTGTAATTCATTTACCTCGGTATCTATATTTAATAAAATAAATTTCAAATTTCCGTCATTAATCTTCGCCCAATTATATAACGGAATTTCGTCAATTGATTCGTAAAACATTTCTAACATAGTTTATATATCTTTGTTTTAATTCTTCCGATAATTTGTTCTTGTTTTCGTCTGTAAGACCGACAATTCCATCGCCCAACCATTTGAATAAATCTGTTTCTATTCCAGTTTCTGGATCTATTTTTATACCTTCTCCGTCAACCTCAAAGGAATCATTTAATACATCAATAAAAAGTGATTTGTAAAATTCCCCAGTATCGTACAAAGTGTATGGAGTTCCTTCTTTTTTTATAGGGTTTATTATTTCGGTTAATTCAGAATAAAGTCCCATAATTTCGCCTTCGTCATTAATTCCTTTTTTTAATTGATCATTACGTATCCAGTCTAAAATAGTTTTTTTTAATTTAGCATCGAATACTTTAAACCACGCTTTTGACTCTGAAATAACCTTCGTTCTTTTCAAAATATCGCCTAAATCGTTATTTAAGAAATCAATCATATTTTTGAATTTAAAAAGTAAAGGTAAAAAAAAAAGAGGTACAAACGTACCCCTTTCAAATAAATCAAAATAAATGATTACAAAGTAAGATTATAAACACCTACATAACCAGTTTTTTGTACTGTCAAAGTTAATGGAGTTAACAAAGGAGTTGAAGCGAAAGCCAACGCATATCTGTTAGAATTTACACCAGTTCCAGCAGTAACACCAGATATTGTAATCGGCGCACCAGTTGTTGAATTTACAAGAGTAAAATCCCCAATTAATAAACCAGATACTTTGATAGGATTTAAAGCCGTTCCATAGTCCAAAGTAGCATCAACAGTCAAAGAAGTTGTTGTACTTGCAGTTTTAGCCAAAACAACGTCTAAAAGACCATCTAATGAATTGAAATCTGTTCCAGCTTCATCGCCAGTGATAAGCCACATTGTAGATTCGTCAAACAATCTGTAAAAGTCAAAACCTACCATGATTTTAGGAACCGTTGTATCAGTTGCAAACATCATTTTAGCATCGAACGATTGATTATCAACTGGAATAGGATAAAGACTGTTTCCAACCTTAGAACCTACTAAATTTCCGTTAATATCAACGATGTAAACACCAAATTCAACACATCTGTTATCTTGAATTTTACCCAATAATTGAGTTGTACCATTCCAAAGTTCTCCAGTAAATGATCTTTTACCTTGTTTGATAAATATTTTACGACCACTTGGAGCCTCCTCAAATGTTGAATCCGCTTTTGGAAGTTCAACTTTTTCAAAAACTGGTAACGGAAACCATCTCAAAGAAGAATCAGATTGATTAATCAAAGCATTGATTGAGGTCAAAGTCGGAGCCGTAGCCAGATCCAAGAAGTTCAAAGTTCCAGCAGAATTTTCCAACGGAACCATAATTAATTTACTTGTTACTGATTGAAGAGTAACACAGTTCGGAGTTCCAGTATTGGAAAGTCCACTAT